CATCGTCATCATGACGCGCTGGCATTCCGACGACCTTGCGGGCAGGCTGTTGCGCCAGGTGGACGACGGCGAGCCTTGGGAGGTACTGCGGCTGCCGGCCATCGCTGAGGAGGATGATCCTGTTGGCCGCGCTGAAGGTGAGGCACTGTGGCCAGAGCGCTACGCTGTGGGCAAGCTTTATGAGCTACGTCGGCGCATTGGTGAGTATTGGTGGGCGAGCCTTTACCAGCAGCGCCCAGCCCCGCGGGAGGGAGCGCTGTGGAAGTGGGATTGGATCGAGCAGCAACGGGTAGAGGTGCCGCCGCAGCTAGAGCGCATCGTCATTGCTATAGACCCAGCTGGATCGACGCGCAAGCATGCGGATCAGACCGGCATCGTGCTTGCTGCCAAGGGTGAGGACCGCCATTACTATGTGATGCGTGCGCTTGGACTGCGTGTGAGCCCGAATGCTTGGGCTGAGCGGGCAGCAGCGCTCTATCAGAATTGGCGGGCGGACCGTATCGTGGCGGAAAAGAACTACGGTGGTGAGATGGTTGAGGCGACGCTTCGGCGTGTGCGGCCGGACTTGCCGATTACGATGGTGCAAGCGAGCCGTGGCAAGGTGCTACGGGCTGAGCCTATCGCAGCGCTCTATGAGCAGGGACGGGTGCACCATGTTGGGCGCTTTGGCGAACTTGAGGAACAGATGACGAGTTTTCCTGTGAGCAATGAGCATGATGACTTAGTGGATGCACTGGTGTATGCTTTGACCGATCTCATGGAGGCGGGAGGCGAGTATGACGACCAAGGATTCGTCGGCGGATACTGACGGGCCTCCTGCTGATTGGCTGGATAAGCTCCCAGGTTCGAATGAGGGCGATGTGTTCGCGGCTGGTGGCTGGGGCTACGTGCCCAGCGCGGACTCGCTTGTGACGTGGGATGCCAACCTGCCACGCCCGAAGCCTGAGATGGTGAGAGATGACGATGCCAAGGCATACCGTGAGGGATTCAGGGAGCGGTAATCTTGGGTATCCTTGATCGCTTCCTCCGTCCCAACGTCGAGCGCCTTGCCGAGCAGCGCGCTGGCGAGATGGTGCGAGAGTACATGGGCGGCTTCCAGCTCACTGAAGCGGCCTACGACAGCACCTTTGATTTCGAGTTCGGGCAGCCCTTTGCAGGCAACACGCAAGCATCCCTTGAGGGTATGCCAGTTCCCGACAAGATACGAGAATGGACGCCTGCTGAACGCGAGGAAGTCATACGCCGAGCGCATTTCCTGTGGGAGCGTAACTCACTTGCCAAGGGTGCCATTCGCGTCATCCGAGGCTTCGTGGTCTCGACAGGACTCTCAATCACCTACCGAAATCCCAGGGTCAAGGCGATCTTGGAGCAATTCCGTGTAGACAACCGGCGCAAGATTCAGCGCTGGGAACGCCAGTGGTTTGAGCAGTTGCTGCGTGACGGTGAGGTATTCGTGCGCATCGTCGGTAACGGACAGCAGGGCGAACTTGTCCGCGCCGATGCCGTGACGCTAAAACCGTGGCTTGTCGAATACGTGGAAAGTGCCGAGGGCAACCGCGACGATGTGGTGGCCTACCATGTGCATCCTGAGACTGGGACAGGGGCCCCTGGCTACCCACAGATCGAATCAGGCAAGCTAGAGCGCATTGACGCCAGTGAGATCGTGCATGGCTATATCAACACCGTTGGCTACGAGGTGCGTGGTCGCTCTGAACTGTTCGCCATCATGCCGTGGCTACGGGCTTACAACGATTGGCTCGCCAACCGCGCCCGTATCAACCGTTACAAGGGCTTTCTCTACCATCTCCAGCTCAAGGACGCGACACAAGGACAGGTGAACGCGAAGCGGTCTGCATTCAGGCAGCCGCCTGCCCCTGGCTCTGTCTACGTAAGCAGCGACAAGGAAGTGCTGAACGACATGGGCGGCAATGTCGGCGCGGACCGTGCCGCGGAGGACGGGCGGCAGATCAAGCTCATGGCCCTTATTGGCTTCCCGATTCCCGAATACATGGTGAGCGAAGGTGAGAATGCCAATCTCGCAACCGCTCGCTCACAGCAACTCCCCGCTCTGCGCTCGTTCTTGGCTTACCAGGACATTTACACGCAGGAGGTATGGCGCCCTGTCTATGAGGCCGTGCTACAGCTCGCTGGTCTAGACCTTGAGGGCGAGATCGAGGAATATACCGAGGATGAGGAACCGACGGGAAAGATGATCCGCATCTATGAATCCTTCGAGGTGACGGCGCAGCAGATTGTGGATGACGACCCGAAGGAGTTGGCGGAAGCGCTCACATTGCATCAGCAGAACGGCTGGGCGAGCAAGTCCACCATCGCGGCCAGGGCTGGCTACGATTGGCGTGTTGAGGAGGAGAAGATCGATGCGGAGGATCAGGCTGATGCCGCTGCTGTGATGGCGGGCCGTAAGCTGGGCAATGAATTAGTCCCAAGCATCCCAGGGCGCAATGGGCGAAATGAGCCAGAAGAGGACGAGGAACCATAATGGCCCAGCGAGGCAGACCGAGGAGGAACGGCGTGCAACAGGAACAAATGCGGGTAGTAGAGGCTGTGACAGCGACGCTGGTGCGAGACAGTTCCTTACTGCGCTGCCCGCGTCTCGGCTGTGGTGCCGTGCGGTTCCATAAGACAGACTCCGTGGAGGTGTTCTCAAACGGCACTGAGAGCATCATTGAAACGATCTATCGTTGCATTGAATGTAACAGCACCTATCATCTTGACCAACTGGAGCCATCGGGACGCTAACCGAGCAGATCAGCGATCCGCGTCTCGCCCGTCTCCAAGCCTACACCGTCAACCGTATTCGGCGTCTTGAGGATGAGGCGATTCTCCGTCTACGCGGCTACTACATCGATGCTGCCCGTGAGCTCTCGCGCATCCTCCAAGACACCTTCCTCCGCTTCGGCGCTATGGCATGGAGCATCACTGACGTAGGTCAACCTCAGCGGCAAGTATTTCTCTTCCAGCAGCTTATTCAGCGGATTGATACGCTGACTAGCCAAATCGCTCTTGATCTGCGAGACGCATTTCAACAGAACTATCGAGACTCCTATTACCTGCGTGGCTGGCAACTCTCGCAGTCTCTCCCAATTCAGGTTGCCTTTACGCTACCGCTTCTGCCGGAGCAAGCCGTTATCGCCGCAATGGTATTCCCTTACGAAGGGGCGCATTTCTTTGACCGGCTGGGCGATGCACGAATCGACTTTATCCGTAAGTTGCGCAACAGCATGACGGCGAGCCAAGTGCTGGGAGAAGGCATCTATCAAGCGCAGAAGCGGCTCGCAAACGAACTAGGCTGGCCCATAGGGCGCCGCACAAAGGCAGCAGCCATCGCCAACAAGGGTAACTTCGCGCGGACTGAGATGATAGCGCGAACTGAATTACTGCGGTCGAGTAATCTCGGCGCCGCCGCCGTCGATGCAGCACGAGCTGACATCTTGCAGGGCTGGGAATGGGTGACAGCGCGAGATGACAGAGTGTGTCCCATCTGTGGCCCGCTCGATGGGCGCGTATGGCCGATAGGACAAGGGGAGCGCCCGCCCCGGCACGTTCGCTGTCGTTGCGCGACAATTCCAGTGCGCAAATCCAACCGCGAATTGGGTTTGCCGGAGATCGAGAGCGAGTTCCCGCCGCGTGAGACGTACGCACAATGGAGGGACAAGCGAAGGCTGCCAGCACTATGAAAATCTCCTTCACTTGGCACCATCCTTCAGGTCGATCTGAAACAGAAACCATTGTTATGATGGAAGGTGACATCACAGAATTCTTTCAACCAAATGGCACATTGTTCCTTACAGTTCGAGTGCATGGGCGACAAACCCATGAATCCTTGTTGAAACGACTTATGCGCTTACTTCCTTTACGCCTAGCAGGATTGACGGACCAAGAAGTCAGGAAGATAGAGGCGCTTGCTGATGATAGCCGCTGATCGGCGTATCCTTTGCGAATCCTGCCAGCGGCGCAACAACGCCGTGACGATGGCGCGGCTCAAGGGCAGCGTGCTGGTGCTGTGGGGGCGTCATCATGGGCAGCAGCATGAGCAGGCCATCGAGCTGAGCGAATTACTGCCTGAGCCCGACTCCGAGGAGTATGCGGCGATTGTGGCAGACCTCTTGCGGCGCATTCCCGGGTAGGCTTATGGGCGAAACGAGTTATCATTACTTCGTTGACCATGTTTGCCCTGCCTGTGATCTAGCCTAGACACAACCTGCTCGGTAAACCGTCCGGCGGGGCTACACATCCTAGGTTCTGGTCGTAGCTTTCCGAGCAGGCTTGACAAACAAGACCATCTGCGTATAGCCTAGAAACAACCGAATATCTAGGCGGTAAGCCGCCCAGTCTGTGCGATTCAGTCGCCCAAGCTGGGCGGCTTTTTGTTGTGCCAGAGGGGCCTTCGCAATGCCAGAAGCAGCGATAGCCGAAAAAGAAGAGACGGAAGATGTAGACCTCAGCTTCATCACTGAGGATGAGGACATCTTCGAGCGGGAGTTCAGCGCTGATGAGCGAGAACGGCTTGCCAAGGCGGGTAAAGCCATGTCTGGGGGCGGCTTCCCCATTCAGAGCCGCCTGGACCTCATGAACGCCATGCACGCCATCGGGCGGGCGAGTGACCCTGCTGCGGCTAAGGCCCACATCCGCAAGCGTGCAAAGGCTATGGGCATGAGCGCCGCGCTTGGTGACGCCTTCAAGGAGGATGAAGAGACGGTGCTCGCTGGCGTGACTGAGGCGGTCGAGATTGGAGAAGAGGCTGAGGGCATCGTCGATGTGACGATCATCAAGGCTGGTTGGTCCGAGAATGGCCGCTACTACAGCCCCGATGTGCTGCGCCAATCGATCAAGCTCTTTGAGGGAACCTCTGCGTTCATTGACCATCCCAGCCGCACGGAGCAGCGTGAGCGGCCCAATCGTTCCGTATCTGACTTGGCGGGTATCTTTGAGAATGTGCACCAAGCCCCGAATGGCGATCTCAAGGCGAAACTGCGGCTCATTGGCAAGGCCAAAGAGGAACTGCTGCCGTGGGTGCAGGAGGCCATCGCTGGCAAGGCGGACATCGGCATCAGCCTCCGCGCCGGCGGGCGCACCCGTGAGGGCATCGCTGATGGGCGAAAAGGCACCATCGTCGAAGGACTCACCGTCGTGCATTCGGCGGACATCGTGACGAAGCCGGCGGCCGGCGGGCGCTTCGAGCGACTCGTGGCTTCGGACTGGCTGGCCGATCTCCTCAAGGACGTTTCATTCGATGACTGGCGAAACTATCACCCTGAACACAAGGAGGTTCAGATGACGGACATCAATGAGCAGGTCGCCTCTGTGGTTCAGGAGGCCATCAAGCCGCTGGCCGAGCAATTGGAGGCGAGCAAAAGACGCGAGAGCGCTCGCGCCAAATTGGAGGCGTCGCCACTGCCCAAGGTGCTCTTCAGCGATCTGCTGGAGCAGGCGGCTTTGCTTGCCGAGGATGAGCAGGACGCCTTTGTGGAATGGCAGGTGGGGATGATCAAGAAGCTCAATCTGCGCCCAATTATCACCGGCGCTGGGCAGGGATCTTCAGCCGACGAGACCACCGTGACGGAAGCCTTCGGCACCAAGGTTCTCGGCATTCGTGGTGCGTTTGTCAAGCCAGGTGAGAGCGTTTGGGAATATCGTGACCGCATCCGTGGACAGACCGCCTAGTGTGAGACACGGCCACTAGGCTTACGGAGGAACAACAATGGCAGAAGTAAAGTATTTCCCACTCTCGCAGCCCGGGGTTCACGCCATCGTGGACATGAAGGCGACGACCAACACGGCCCATGTCGGCGACTTCCTCTTCTTCTCAGGCGGCACAGCGATCGCCGTCTCAGGAGCGAACACTGCACTGGGCTATATCGCCCATTCAGGCATCGGCATCGCGCTGGATCAATCGCCGAAATGGACCAATCAGGGAAGCGCTTACCATCTCACGGCGATGCCAGTGGGTGGGCCTAGCAACATCTACCGCGTGACGGGCCATTCGGCCTACACAGCAGGGACGTGGCTTCAACCTACTGACGGGGGCTCTGGTCAGGTGGGTCAGACAGGGCGCACAGGGAAGGCGGCGATCTGGTCCGCAGCGAATGCGCCGAACTTCATCACCGGCATGGGCAACGCAACCGCAGCTGTCTCGGCCTACCCGAACTCTGCTGTGGCGCGCGTGCTGCGGCGAGCCACGACAGGCGGCGCGGATGGCGTGAGCGCGCAACTCGATATCCAAATCGTCCCGAACCTCTTCGGGCTCTGGCAAACATAGGAGGGCCACATGGCTACGGCTCCAGCATATAACGGCGGGTTTGGACTCCAGCTCCTAGAGGGTCGTGGCCGCGCTCGCCTCTCGGACTGGTATGAGCAGTCAATGGCACAGCAGGTCGGGCATTTCCAAGAGGATGCCCTGACGACTTCGCAGATGTCGGTGCTGCTCCAGGACGGTCTGCGATCCATCGTGTTCAGCTCATTCTCAGCTGAGCCATCGACCTGGGAACAGGTCGCTGCCCGTGAGACCTCAAACAAGGAACTTGAGACATGGGTCGAGTTGGGGCGGCTCGGCACACTGAGGACAGTGGGCGAGGGGGAGGCATACCCTCGTGTGCGCCCTGAACTCCTACCAGAGCGCCGTATCCGCAACTACAAGTATGGCGATATTCTGGCCATCACCGAGGAGATGCTGAAGTTCGACCGCACCGGCCTTATCCGGCAACTGGCGGAAGACCAGGGAGCGCGAGCGGCTCAGACAATCGAGGAGGCCGTCTATACGCCACTCTTCGCCACTGCGAACTACGTGAAGACCTCAGCCGACAACGATGTTGGCAACAACACCAACGCCACAACGCTGAGTGCTGCTGGCCTCGAGCTGGCTTTCTCGACCATTGCAACAATGAAGGACCCGCGCTCAGGGCGTTATCTCAACATCCGTCCTGATACGCTCATCGTCGGCCCACGCAGCGAATATGCGGCACGGCAGTTGCTCTTCAGCACACAGCTTCAGCGAACTGGGCCTGCGGTCTTCGAGACCGCGAACGTCGCCGCCAATGTCTACGGCACCGGCACGGATAACGTCTTCCGCGGCATGGTGCGAAACCTCATCGTCACGCCTCAGGTGGCCCGGGGTGGCAACGCCTACAACTGGGTGCTTGGCACTGCTCGGCGCGGCTTCGTCATGCAGGAGGTCGAGCCGCTGCAAATCCTCCAGGCAACGGGAGCGGACGCGAACAACGAGGAGTATCTGGCCTCCGATGTGTTTCGCTACCGTGTGCGTGTGTGGTTCGGCGTCGGCTTCACGGACGACCGATACTGGTATCTCAGTTCGAGCTCGACGGCGCCAACCGTAGCATAGGGCGGCCACATGGCCGAACGGGGCTTCCTCTTACTGAGCGCAACGGCCAGCGGCACAGGATTCGATGCCGCTGGCCAGCCCCTCATTGTCTCGGGATACGCCTACCGGAATGGCATGGTCTACTGGAGCGGCGTCGGCACTGGATCAGGAACGCTGTGGGGAAGCCCACATCCTAGTATGGGATGGTTCCCGATTAGCGCCTTCGCCTGGAATAACACCGTGTTTCGGAACAGCGCCATGCTCAGCGGCAACTACGGGCACCTCATGGCAACGCTGACCTTCACCGCCAATGCGACGGGGCAACTCTTCGCGCAGTGGAGTAACCGGTGAGCGATCGTGGATTCCTATTGCTCTCAGCCAGCGCCCTCGGAACAGCGCTGGGGGGTCAGGTTGTCTCTGGCTACGATAACAGCGTCGGGATGGTCCATTGGATTCATACGGCGATCACCTCAAGCGCAAACTCTGCCAGTCTCGGCGGCACGCTCCACGCCAGTCCGCATCCTGGGATGGGCTGGTATCCCGTCACTGCCTGGGCGTTCACAGGGGCTGCCAACAGCGGCTCTGCGATTATCTCCGCCAACTATGGGTATCTGCAAGCAACCGTTGATTGGCTCAGCGGTATTGGCACTGGCAGGGTAAGCATGTTCGCGCAGTGGGCTGATCACTAGGAGGACAGGATGAGCGAGTATTTTCAGTTACAACCACGCGATCCGAAACTCGAAGACCTGAACCGCGAGCACGCTCTGCCTGAAGCGCAGAGCGTGCATGGTTACTTCGGCGCTCGGCTTTGGGATCGCAATCCCGTAGATGGCGTTATCCCACCAGACGCGCGGCTGAAGGTTGAACAGTGGTTCCCTAACATCGTCACTACCACAGGCAAGAACATGTTGGCGGGCTACTTCACCGGTGGCGTGGCCGGCGGCTTCGCCATAAACCTTGGCATCGGCACAGGCTCGACAACGCCGGTAGTTGGCGATACGACGCTTACGACAGAGCAAGGGACGCGTGTCTCGGCTGGGCGTGCAATCACCGCGAATACGGCCTACTACAGCGGGCTCTTCACGGCCACGAATCCCGCCACACAGCAGGTCATCATCGAATACGCCAACTTCTCACTGAACGCGGCAGGCTATATCTTCGCTCATAGCACTGGAGCAGGCGGGATCACCAAAGAAACCACAGATACCTTGGAGGTCCAATACCGCTTTGCGTTTCCCTGATTGATAACATACGCGGCGTAGCTGAGCGGGCGGTGAATCGCGGGCTGCTTGGGGTTATGCTCCTTTCCCTGGGCAGCCCGCTTGCTGTAGGAGGATGCCGTGAGATGGCCGTATTGACCCAATCTCAGTTCGAGGTGAAACCATGCCACAGTACAACCTGACAGGCCCTGAGCGCGAGATAGTCGTCTCCTGGCTGTTCGAGCAGGTGGGCTATCTCGACGTGGCTATCAACGATGTTGGGGTATCGGCTCGGCAGGCCCTCACAGCGACTCCTAGCCTGGACGTGACGGTGTGGATTCGCACTCAAGTCAAGGGTGTTGGGGTTGACCAGCGCGATTGGGACGCCACAGGCATGGTCTGGTGGATATGGAAGCACAATGGCGTGAACGTGACGCCACCTCAGCGACCGCCTGAGTCAGCACTGTGGGTGGGCATCCTCCAGGAGTGGGCAGCCTCGATAGATCGTGCGTTCCTGCGTGTGGATTCTGTGGCTCGCAATGCTAACACCGTGCCCATCACGGCTGAGGACGGCACAGTTACGACCATGCCATCAGGGACACAGTTGATTCACCAGCGCGGACTATTCGATAAGGTGATTGGAGTGCTGAGCTAGTGGCGCAGCTTGTAGCCCCTAACGCAGACGGAACGGTACAATGGGGGGCTTCGCCATCTGACCCTGGCGCTGGGCTTCGATATTCCATGCTGGATGAAGGCTTTCCTTCGGACGATTCGGGAAGCTTGTGTACTGAGGTTACTGACCTCGAATATATGTGGTTTGAGTGCGGGAATCCCACAGACCCAGGAGTGGATACAGGACACATAATCCGTATCCGTAATCGTAAAAACGATGCAGCCGGTCAGCAACAAGACCATATCTTTAGGATATACAAAGGGAATAATGTCACTCAGATTGCCACAACGACGTTGTCCAATGTAGACGAGGTCTGGACAACCAGAGAGTATACACTCTCGACTGGTGAGGCTGCGAACGTTGATTATAACGACATCGAACTGTACGTTCATCTCGACGAGGTCGGCGGTGGTGCTGGCCGTGTGGCGCATGTCTCAACCTTAGAGTTCGAGTGCCCCGCTGCTGGCGGTGCCTATGTCACCGTGACGCTCTCGGAGTCCATGACGGTGAGCGAGGCCGCTGGCCGAACGCCTACGCGTGTG